GGCGAGCCTGACACCGATCCAGAGGACATTCCGAACAATCTCAAGGACATATCAGTAATCACGGCGGACGGCACTACGCTTGCTGTATCCCAGCCGCTCAGAACCAATACGGGTGGCAACCCCACTTACAATGGTGAGCCTGTCGGAATAGTTACCGACGGAGCCTATTCGTTGTTGGTGCAGGACTCGGCACAGAGAGATAAGTTCTATGTCAGGAATAACACCCAAATAAATAACTCCCTTACTCTTGGGGATATATCAACCAACGGCATATATGCGTGGCAGTCTACTCTTGAATACCAGATGGGTTCTTATTCGATAGGTTCCGATAGAATTGTATATGAGTCAATCTCTAGCTCTAATACCGGTAATGATCCGGCGAATGATGGCGGCTCGAACTGGGTTGTATGGCAACCTCAGGATAAGGTTCAGAACGTCGCCGCATTGAGGCTAACAGAGCCGCGCACGGATGGCGAGACAGTGACTGTTATAGAGCACACCTATGGTGGCATAGGTGGCGGCAGATTCCAGTATGACGCATCAGACAACTCAACTCCCGATGACAACGGTGTAACTTTTGTAACCTCTGGTGGCGCCAGATGGAAAAGACAAGATGCGCCTACTCACATAACCCCATCAATGTTTGGTGCGTACACAGACGAAACCAATGGATCGGCTACAACCACGGCGCTTAACAACTGGTTCGATTACTGTAACGTTAATGGTGGAGGATGCGTGGACATAGATGCATTCTATTTGTTTGATTCCACAATAGATAAGACAGTGCTAGGAACAAGTTCAATTGACTATGACATGAATACCGCAACATTTGTTCCTTCTGCCGACTTTAAGCCGTTCGAACTTACCCTGTCTGGAACCGCAGCCAGAAATCCGAGGAAGGTTTTTAGGGGGTGGCGCGTAAATGTTAAGAACATCTCAACTCTAGAAACCGCTGTATGGACGCTCAACAACTGCACTACTTTCTCGTTTTTCGGGTCTAGTATGTACAACGATGAGGTTAGCACTGGAGCCGCGAACGGTCATGCCGTGTGCTGGATGTTTGATTGTGTTAATGCAGCAGACTCAAATTGGTCTGAAAACATGCACTTCTATGATACATATGCCCATACACCAAGACGAGTATTCAATTTCCGACGTACTGCTGGCGGAGTCGCCCCAAAGAACAGCTTCGCCCGAACCATTATCAAAGACCTGTTTGTGGCAACGGGGGAGACTGGAGGTCAAAAGCCAGACTATTTGATTGCTGTTGCGTCCGATGTGGCCGTGTATGACTCCAAAATAGATGGGGTGTATGGTAACAACAAGGGGGATGCAACATGTTTCTTCTGGAATGGTGATGGCCAGAACACAACCTGCTCCGGTGTCCGCATAGAATCGGGTGGAGGTTTTTTATGTGACCTTGGGTCGGGGGGGACTAGAAAGCCTAGATTCTTGGACATAGAAGATAACTTTGGGTTTGGGGACGGGTTGTTCAAGGGAAGTTACGACAATATCGACGGTATCGTCGGCGTTGGAATGTACCCTTTTGCTAAAACTCCGTCCGTATTTTTGGATGATTTTAAATACCTCAAGTCGGGAACAGCTACCTCTGCGGCAGCGTCTGTTCTTACTGATTCGACGGCATCATTCCCAGTGACTGGTGATGGATTGGTGGGTAGCACAGTAACTAATGTTAGTGACGGATCTAGCGGAACCATTACGGCCAACACGGCCACGACCGTAGATGCTGTTTTATCGGGCGGCGGGTCTAACACTTGGTCAGTGTCTGACATATATCTAATTGATAAGTTTGTGGTGGATACTCCCAGTATCTCAGGAACTAATGGGCGCGCCCATTTCGGGGTTATTGAGGATTGCGTAAAAGATCAATGGTATGAATTTCCTTACGCTAGAGCTAGGGGTGCATATCTAATAAATATTGCCGGAACACCTAACGACACTCCGGCGTATGTTTATGCTATGGCGGATGACTCTGTGTCTGGCGGGTCTTCTTCATTCTCTGCTCTCACTTCTGCTGTTCCAGCTAGCGGGGAAACGATTGAGGTTAGGTGGCCGTCAGGATCTTCTGCACCTGAGTTCAGGTGGACTTCAGGGGCTAGAACAGATCCTTTATCAATATCATTCTCCTATATCGGTACAGATGACGGATTCAGAGGTTAGAACAGCGTGTAAGTGAAAGAGTTGCCGTAACGTTCGGCGCTCTTTTGCGCTATAGCAAACAGTACCGCCATATCCTCCTTGGCGATTATCTGGCATCCTGCCGACCAGTTTCGGCTTTTCCCGTCGTGTATGTTTATCCCGAAATACCCACTTTGCATCTTCCCGCCAATATCTATTACTCCATCCAAGTTTTTATCTCTCCATACGTCTACAGGAGCCCCAGTCTGTATTAGTGCGTTTCGGCCTTTGTGTTTTCCTATTTGATGGCTACCCCTGTATTGCCCTTCTTTAAGTATTGCGCACCCGCTGGGGTTAACTGGACTTTCTAGGTACTTTATTGCTGGAATGGTGCAAGCATCAAAGAACAGGGAAATAGGGCATCCGCTGTCATCAATAAAGCAGACGCCGAGCTTTTCGTTAAGTTTTGAATCTTGTTGCGACAATTCAAGATCTCGAATGCCAAAAACGTTAATACTCCATTTTTTTTCGAAAAATTTATGGCCTTTACTTCGGTATAGGTCTTTAATGTCATTGTACATAAAATAAATATCCACTTTTTTTAAACACACATAGGAACCTTAGCATGACAGGACGATATGACAAGTTATCAATCTGGCGATCTAAAGACAATGTGGTCTGGTATGTGTACGAAACAGAAAGGCGCCAAGGTATAAGTAAGGTCAGAATAACTAATGGCTGGCGCACAAAGGCGCTTATGGCTGGCGATTTAAGGAAGGAATATAAGCATATTGGTTACTCCGACTGCATCCCTTCATTTAATCTAGAGCGAGTATAGCCGTGACAAAAAAAATAAGCCAAAAGGCTAGAGCTAGATTAATGCGGTACATTAATGGATTGAGGTTTAACTTTACAGTTGATAACGAGGCTCTTGGAGGCGAATTTCACTCATACAGCCTTTCCCACAAGAATCCATTTGTTGATCCAGCATCATTTAAACCTCTTGGTAATTGGCTTTTTGATACGCCGATGCGGTGGCACGCAACAGTTGTGTGTGACGCCTCAAAAGAGGATGAGGTGGTCTACGAGGTAGATATACAGGACTATATTAAAGGTAGTGACCTAACGGCAGCGGTCAACGAAGTTATGGAAGATGGCGCCGTAGATCATGATTTGGTTTTAAATTACAAAATTTGTTTCGAGTGTCGAGGATTTAAAAAATGTTGATAGGTATTTTCAAGAGTGACGAAGAATGGAGTTATAGTTATGAAGATGGGTGCCCATATATTCTCGAGGAGGACTATAATCCAGAAGACTGGGAGCTTGTTACTAAAGCTAAGAAATTTAAGCGCCTAAAGACTGTAAATTGCTTTATTGATAGAGGTGATATTATTGAGTGTGCAGTACTCGACAGTCTCCCCGACTATGATGGAAAGGTAATAATTTTTGTAAATCCAATCGTTGGCGGAAAATGCTTGGTTGTGTGGAATTATCACCCAGAAAATTGGGAGGAAATGTAAGTGACAATGAAATACAGGTGTCTTAACGACAGCATAGCATGGTTTAACAAGGGCGGCATATATGAGTGCGTGACATATGACGAGTCTAGCAACATGAATGGATTGGTGGATGGTGACGGTAGCGTTGTTTATGTTAATCTTGGCAGCAATGATTGGGAGCTGGTGGAGGATGATGAGATTTTAGGCATGTTTATATTTAAGGATCATGGTTTCAGTGGTAAATTCGTTAGTCAAAAATATGAAATAGGCAGGAAGGACGAAGACGGCAAACTTTTTGTTTTTTGCCAGAAAAAAAAGGAATTTACGCCATCTAATGACTGTTATTTTCACGGCAAGATTGAACTCCGGTTAATGAAGAACAGCAAGACTGGCGGCGTTTTTCGGGCTGCTTACTCTTATAATGACGAGGATGGATGCCACGAAATAGTTTATGTATCGGAAAGCGAAGAGCATGGACTAGCCATAGGAATTGACTCAGACCACGAGTCATGGGAATACTTGGATAGCACCTCTGTAGACCTTAATGATACTGACGGTGACGATAATGTTAACCACCCTAGCCATTACACGAGTCACCCGAGTGGCGTGGAGTGCATCCAGATAACCGAGCACATGGGTTTTTGTTTGGGTAACGCGATGAAGTACATTTGGAGAGCAGACTTAAAGGGCAAGGACATCGAGGATTTAAAAAAAGCAGCTTGGTATATTAATCGAGAAATCGAAAAGCGCCTCAAACAAGAGACGCCACAAGATCCTCAAGGATAGATATTCTCTTTTGCTGGCTGGCTACCATAGCAGCTAGCGCCGCATTATCCTCACTTGAATCCTTAACCCCTTCCAGCAACTGAAAAAGAACCTGAATCCTTGGGTCTTCCATCTCATTCTCAGTAATCGAGTCGAAAAGGCTTAATGCCTTTCTGGCTAACAGTAGCGCTATGGACGCATCCTCACCAGATTCCAAGTCGGCTATCGCATCTGTGTTTTGCTGTATGTCGCTGGCATTTTGATCAACTTCAACTTGAATGGCATCAATAGTTGTATTTATTGTGTTGATTTCATTATTAATATCTAGAACGTCTGACTGCAATTGATCAATTTCAAATTGAATTGTTTCTATTTCTTCTTCAAAGCCCACCGCCTCGTCCTGAGCCTGTGTGTAATCATCAACGACGCGCTGAGGCCACCCTGTAAGGGTTCTTAGCTCTTGGGTAGAAAATCGGTATCTAGTAACTGTTGCCATTAAGTTAAGTCCAGTCTGCAAAACGTCATTTTTGATGCGGTGTAGCCGCGCATCCGTATGGTGAACCAGTTTCTGATGTAGCCAAGCCTTCGTAGAATAAACCTCTTGTCGTATTCCCCAAAGTCGCCATATGACATTCTCACTTCTTTGCCAAATGTAAGCCCATCCCGCCCTAGGGAGACAAATACCGTGTCGTCATCATTTATTCCAGCTATGGTTTCTGCTTCCAGCTTGTTTATGGCCTGTGCTGGCATTTTGATTAGCGGCGTAAATATTTCCCACTGAGCGCGTTCACCATATTGTAGACATTGCGAGGTGTTTATTGATGCGAATGTGCCATTGTTTTTATTCCCATAGACCCACTTGTCACCATTGAATACGCCATTAATGGCTTGGTAATTTTCATTTCGACCACTGCCAAGACGATACCAAGCCACACTTGCTGGAAGGCCTAGATTGCAAGCTAGTGTCTTTGCTGGAAGATGTATAATTAGCGTGGCTTGCCCTTCGATGGTTCTACCTTCCAGCCTTATGCCACTTAATTCTATCTCGCTAAATTCCGCCAAAACCTTCTCTATCTCTCGGTTAGAAACCTTCTTATATTGCCCTAAAGATACTGCATACACGGCTAAGGATTCATTCTTTTTGCCACCAACAATGTAGTGCGACCCATTAACCTCGGTGACAGCATGAGAGGACACGACACCAAGTTTTAGCGTGTTTGACTGCAGATAATCAAAGGCAAACTCCGATCCCCCTGACGGCTGAAAGTAGCTAATTGACTCTCTATCCAGAACCATTAGCTTGTTATCGTCGGTCTTTTGTAGTGCCAATGTTGGGTCTGGCGAGTACTCGGAGGTAGCAAAACTGAATGGACTTATTTCCTCCTCGTTGGTGATGTCGGTGTGATATATGTTTTCGCCATCGGTGAATACGTAATATCCACCTATCCATATACCATCAATAGGATTTCCTAGTTCTTCGTCAACAATTTGGCGGAACCCAACAGAATCATCATACAGATAGTAGTTGCCGCCAGCTATGATAGCCTGAGTATTGAACGAATACGGCATTGATACTTGCTCAACACCTGCAACAGTACCGAGTCTCGTGGCTACGCCATTAGAGCTTATCTCGAAAAATCCAGAACCGACAACGGCGTAATGCTTATTCATTCTACGATTGTAGATGGCGCCACGACACAAGCTCTCCCCATCAACACTGGCGAATTGATCTAGTCCGTATTCCTGTTGCATGTACGCCTCGGATTGAAACATCCTCTTTAGCACTGCATACATATTGAGAGGCATTGCGTCACGAAAGTCGTTATCGTCGCCCCTCTTATCTCCTGACACCAAATCAACAATCATCCTGTCACCCAATAAGCTGCAATAATATAAAATTACGCTCATTATAATTGCAGGAAGAACGGTAGGCCAGTGAGGGGGTTATGAGAAATAGAGAGGTGCGAAAGCGCTGCTCATACAAACATATGCAGCTCAACTCCCGCAGCATGAATAGGCTGTTTTGACTGGGCTAAATGGGTGATTACTCACCCATATTAATTTAGCGTAAAGCTTTCTTCATTTCACGTTCAAAATGGTTCAAAAGATCAAACCTTAACTTCAAATATGCGAATCTATCATGATGTTTATATAATTCAGCATCACAATTAGAAAAAATATCAAAACCCGCTTCTCTATCTGAATAAAAATGGTGGCCGAAAATGGAAAGCTTGCTGTCGTGCTCTGATATTTTTAAAATTTCACATTCTATCAATTCTCTTATTACCTTATTTTCGTCTAGGATGCCTGAACTATGAGCTTGATTTAAGTCATGAATAAAATTATCGAAGTCAAAAGGTATAACATAAGAACCTAATTCACCATGCTCATTAAATTCAACATATCGCCATGAGCTAAATATGCTCTCTAAGGAATCATTAAGTGACCCTAACCTTTCGTTAAATAATCGATCTCGGTCTATGGAATCATAAGAATTATGATTAAATAATTTAATTAAGTTAGATTTAAACTGATGACACAAACCTGTCCTCATAACATCATCTAAATATCTAGGATGTTTCATGAGATGTAGAACAGTTAAAATGTCTTGATCGTCGCAAAAGAATTTGCCGTTTTCTTCAGTAATAGGCATTATTAATCTCCTCGCTTGGGTTTGTTTATGCGCTGGGAACTGCCACGATCCAAACGCCTTTATTCTTGCCTGCTGTAACGATTGGGGCTTTAAGTTTCATGATTAAATATCCTTATTTAGTCAGATGCGGGCAAAGCGACTCAAACGCCTCACCCTTACACTTTCAACTATATCGTCATAAAATAAATCGCGTGTGTGATTCAGCGCCCTTTTTTCTAATTTCGGTAGCTGGGTGATTCAAAAAAATAAATAGCAATTTTGTCACCCAATAAACTGCAGCGATCTTAGATATTCACTATTATAAATGTGAGCAGCAGGACAAACCAACTAGAGAGGATGAAATAATGAACAGATACGCCAGCACGGTATGTTTGACTCGATACGGCACCAACCCGTCCGATTGGGAAGACTGGCTAGAACTTGAGGCCAAGGAGTGCTTACTCCGAATGACAAGAAAGGCAATGGCAAGAGATGTAAGCAGGGCTATTTCCGATATTGAGACGGCGATAGAATCAATATCACTTTCCCTTGATGCGACTAAGAACAGCAACACCAAAGTAGGCGTACACGATAGTATCAAAATGCGGCTCAACAAATTGCGTAAGGCCATCTTTAAGTAGCTGATACTGGGCATCATAACCAGACATTCCAGCAATCTGCATTGCCAAGTAGGATATGATCCATACACCTCCAACACTCCAAGCCAAAACGCGCATGGTAGTGTTGTGAGGCAGTGAGGCGTCAAGCCATTTTAATAGGTAGTTCGCCTTTTCTTCTTTGGTAAGAATGGATTCGTCAACGCCCTTGGTGATGGAGTCAACAATCTTTCCGGCGGACTTTGAAACTGGAAATATTTTATTTAACACACTCATAAGAGGAACACTGTAATGGGAATTTTAAATCAGGCTTTCTTTATTTCAAAAGTAGCGATTGAAAGATACAACATGGTCACAAATCACAATATCGAGACGTCTAAGGAGTTCATGAATAGGTTTATATCAAACTGCGATCAAGAGGCCGAGGAATGTATGGAGCGGGAAGCAAGAAAAGCATTTGAACAGGATTACCCAGACTTCTAGCTGTCTATTGCCCTACTTTTCTGTAGGGCTCTCCCCCATTGCTTCAATCTCCCGCCTAAGCTTTTCACTCTCTAACTTTATTTTCTCATTTCTGAGGCGCATAAACTTTATAGTAAATACTCCAGCAACAAGACCGATTAGAATGCTAATTGCTGAACCTATATCACTTATGTAAGCGATTACAGTCGCTCCCGCTGTTGTCGATGTTGGCAGTAATGTTTTGAGCATCGCCTACCTTCCCGCAACCCTAGCCAAAATATTAGAAGAAAGAAAACTAAGCCGATTCCAATAACCTCCTGCATTTCTGCATTCCTCAATGGTAATGAGTAGAGCCGCAACATAGACAGAAAAGAACGCCAAGGGGGTATAGGCGAATAACTGGCTACCTGAATGGTATAAGGTAAAATCTATGGCATTAAGAACAACGCAAGCTAAAGAACACCACACCAAACGCTCAGCCGCTTTTGACGGATAGAACGACATGAATGTGATTGATATTGTTGATACTATGCCAGAAAGGTGAAAGTATATGGATAGTGGCGCCATTGGCGATACAGCCAACCAAGCTAAGGCGGCACCAAAAAATATTACTGAAGCATTAATTTTGCACGCCATGCTAATAAGTAGCCCAGCAATACAAAGAAGAACAAAAGATATCACCTCTTGCTACCATTCTTGTTTCTTGGCTTTTTCTTGATGGCCGTAGTAGCCTTTTTCTTGGTTGTCTTGGGCTTTGGCTTGGGTCTTTGTCCGTACATATCGATCTACCTGAATCGTGGTTGAAGGTTGTATTTTACCAGTCTCTGAGCATTCAAGGCAAAAGTGTTAATAACGTGAACTTTAGTCATTTCTCTTAGGTGCTCAGGAACCAAAAAAAGCGCCTCTAGGCGCTCCTCTTTCGTTTTGAGTTTACATATTTCTAATGCGTAGTGCCTAGGCCTTTTTTCTAATTGCATTCTTCAAGCCAATCCTCGAAAGCCTCAATAACTGCCTCTGCACCATATGCTACACAAGCAAAACAACCGCATTCAACTGCTTGATTTAAAAAGGATTTCTGTTTATCTGACAATCTTGAGAGCGTTTTATCTTTGCGCTTCAACTCACAGACAAACGGAGTCTTGCCAAGTATTATTATGTCACTAGCGCCAGCATTTAAGCTGCCTAAAGCCCTGTCCTTTGCCGCTTGGTGATGCGTCCTTACACCCTCGTTTTTCGGATGAATAAGCATGTCGTAGTGGACTGGGTGAGTCTTTTTTACCCAGTTCACAAACGCCATATGCTCAGGCGTTTCATGAGGGCAATTTTTATCTCGAAACGATATATCTCCGTATACTTTATATTTCAATATCTGGCTCCTCAAGTAGTGGCTCATTGTATTTTGTTGCGCTATAGAAGTTATTTTTTGGGTTTCGGTAAGCTGTTATGGTATCTGGCATTTTTGCGTGTTGCTGAAATGCAGACATAAACATATCAACTGTAGGGGCTATATGACCCTTACCATAAACCGCTTCACATATCGCAACCCACTCAACCTTCATTGCTGGAGTATAGTATATAGAAAAGCTCCTGCATTCAGTTACCCAGTCTATTCTTACGCATAAGTTTTTCATGCCTTGATGAAGGCAGGCATTCCACGATAAAACCTTGTCGCTGGAAGGCGTAGTGGTACTTCTTTTTATCTTCCTGAACTCCATCACAAGCTTTTCGTTTGGGTCTACCAGTTCGTGCTTGCAACTCTTGCAATATCTGGCTGCAATGTCGTTATCATGGCCGCACTTTTCGCATTCCTTGCCGATCCAGCGCTTACCGCACTGTTGATGGTGCCCATTAACAAGGTTATAACCTTGGCATCGTCTGCCATGGTGACTTGGAAGATTTTCAATCTTTTCTCCAAGTGCATCAACAAAATACCCATCATCGGAGTAATCAAAATTATCAGGGTTGTCTCTTGCAGCAAACTCATTCACATAGCCGCAATCTGGGCAGGTGACATTAAGTGTTGCTGACTCTTTGCTGGTTAGCCTAGCTTCGACGGATGGACTGAATATGTCGCCGTCAGGGAAATGCGACTCGATGTTTTGAGCATAATCTAGAATCAGTGCATCCTTTTTATTTGGGTGCAGACGGAGCGCTCTACCAATAATCTGTTGAAGCAGTGCGGCACTCTCTGTCCTTCGGAGGATAGCCACTACATCTACATGAGGTGCATCAAAACCTGTTGTGAGCACGTCTCGGTTAATAATGTATCGGTATTTTTGCTGTTTAAATTCGCTTATCGCTTTCTCTCGTTGCGACTTTTTCATCTCTCCAGAGATAACGCGATATGAATTGGCTGGAAGGGATGAAGCTATCTCGTGACAATGCTGTATTGTTGCCCCAAAAAACATAATGCCCATTCTTCCGGCGGAATTATTAACCACATCCTCAACAATGGCGCTGGTTTTTCTTCCATGCCCCTCAAACGTCTCCTGTAACGACTCCTCGGTATACTTCCCGCGTTTCATTTCAAGCTTTGAGGTGTCGTATCCATCCTTGACGCTTGTTGTTGGTGGAGTCAAATAGCCTTTATCTATCAGCTCGTTTGCTGTTATCCTGCATAATAGCTTGAAAAATAAGGGGTTTTTAGCCTTATCTTCACCGAGAGTTTTGCCGTTTTCATCCACATTATAAATGTATCCAGTCCCCAACCTGTATGGAGTTGCGGTAAGCCCCAATATTGCCAGACTTGGGTTGGCCTCTTGCATCTTTTGGATGCAATGGATCATTGTCGGCGTCATTGCCGTGTGAGCCTCATCAATGATAATCGCGCAGTAATCGCCGCTCGAGAATCGCTTAATGTGATTCTTAATGGTCATTGGCGTACCAAAAACTACACTGTGTCGTGTACTTAGCTTTCCTGCACTAGCAGAGAACATACTTGCTTTGCCGATTGCGGTATATTTCTTGTGGTTCTGCTCCACCAACTCTTTAGACGGAGCTGTACACAAGATCCTACCGCCAGTCGTCTTGTGCAAGTACTCAGCGATCTTTGACACTAAGATACTCTTTCCCGAGCCTGTAGCCGCTTCTATGCAGGCAGAGTCTCCGCACCTTGAAAAATGCTCAATAGCGGCGTCAATGCACCGCTTTTGGTATGGCCTAAGATTTAATTTTTCCATACTCCCACTTATCCCTTTCGTGTTGTTGCCACACTCTGGTGTCGTATTTTGTTACTTTTCCGCCATTAGCTAGATATTTTTCTACATGCCTATCTATTATTTTCTGGCGCTCCCTTGGGCATTCGACATCTTTTATTTCTGATTTTGACGCGAACCTTTTTGCCGTCATTTTATTGTCACCGACTTTTCGCCTCTGATAACCTCAACCCCTTTGATTGGATCTTGTTTTGCTCTAGCCAATAGCGCTCTTGCATCTATAGAGGGAGCTTGCCTCTTAATGCAATCGGCCGGAAGATCTTCTATGTTTGCTGTTACAGCCCCCAGCCTTGGAGCCTTGCTTCTGGTTTTAACCTGAACCTCTGGGCAGTCAATTGTGACGCCTGTCTTTATAACGCTTTCTAATATGTAATTCTTTAGTCTTCCTGACGCCTTTTCTTTTAGTTTTATTCTGGCATCCACTGAAGCTTTATGTTGCTTAAATACATCTATTTCTCCCTCTAGCGACTTATACAGAATTGCCATGCTTTTGATTTTTTCGGCCACAGGAGCCTTGTATTCTTCTAGTGTGTCTTTTACCGCTTTCGGATCATCTAAATCTTCCAGCTGCTTGGCAACAGCTAACAATTCTTCACTTAATTCAAAAAGGCTTTTTGACATTCTTTTGCTTCCTATCGATTGCTGGCAATTTTATGTATCTATTGCAATGTGTGCAGTAGTAGGCACGGACGGATCCGTACCTAACCAAATTAACATTGCTGCAATTTGGGCACTTTTTCATGTTGGGTTTAACCCCTCCCCGTTATCCCTATGCCATTGCTTGTGATGCGCTTGACACATCCATCTTATTTCTAGGGGCTTATTGTAATCATCGTGATGGGCTACCAAATTTTCTTTGGTTCCGCAAACGCAACAAGGCTCAGGATTTAATAGTCCGCTTTTTATTCCGTTGTTTATAAAACGGTGAGCTTTGTACTTTTTGGGGTACTTTTCCCTGTACTCCTTTATGTATTTGTATCCTTGTCTGTTCCCTCTTTTTCTATCGTATTCCCTTGCCTCCTCTATTTTATTCCACCTTCTTTTTGTCGAATCTTTTTTTGCACATTCTTTGCATTTGTTTAAACGCCCATCCGCCATACCTTTGTGCTTGTAAAATTCACTTAGGGGCTTTTCAGCCCCGCATTTAAAACATTTTTTTTGAGACATTAGCATGAGCTCCTATTTTTTCGTGCCGGAACTCACTGTAACTCAAAACGGCACTTAGCTAAAAGGGATGTCATCCCCCATATCAGAGCTCTGCACTGGAGCTTGAGGAGCACCAAATGGCGAGGCAGGCGGTGGCGGAGTAAACTGTTGTTGCGTCTGTTCACGTTTTGGGCGCTTGGTTGGTTTTGGAGGCTCCTCTCCCATGTACGTGCGAATACCGTTAACGTGGTTGCCCTCGTTGCCGTTCATATTCCACGTATCCAACTTGTAGATTAGCGGCTTACCTATGCAAGCTTGTAGTTGCTCGTTTGTGGGTGCCTGCCCGCTTCCCATGATTCCCGCACCTGTTGCGCCGTCGATTGCACAAAGAAACTTTACCGCACGCTCAGCCGCCCCCTGCTTAGGGGACATCACTTTAAGTTTCATGAATTGAACTAGATTGTTGTAATGCTGGCCGCAGTTACGAAACTGCACATTAATTAGCTTTTCGCCTTGGTCTTTTTGATAATCTGCTCTTACCTCTTCCCATGAAATTTTTTCAATATTTGCCAGAAACTCCGATCCACTCAAAAACACACTGTCGGTCGAATCTGTTTCGAATGAATCTGTTGCCTGTTGTGCCCATAAGTTTGTCATTGCGCATTCTCCTCGATTGATTTTACGATTGAACTAACTACATGATAGTACATATTCTTCCCTTCGCTACTGGCCTTCTCTAAAAATTCTTCACTTTTGCCAAAAAAGCACCCTGCCTCAATATAGACATAATTTCCATCATAGATAAATTTTAATTCTCTACCCGATCCATCAACATTATTTGCTTGCATAAAATACTTAACGGCTATCTCATTTATTTTGCAGCCATTACCAAATTCGCAGCCATAACCAAATTTACAGCAATAACCAAATTTGCAACTATCACCAAATTCGCAGAGCCTGCCAATACCGCAATCATCAACAAATTCGCATTTATCACCAAAACTGCAGAACCTGCCAAGTTCGCACCCATGACCAAATATGCAATCACAACCAAACTTGCAATCATCACCAAATTCGCAGTTACCACCAAATTCGCAGTCATCACCAAACTTGCATCCATTGCCGAAATCACAGTAATTGCCAAATTCGCAGTCATTACCAAATTCGCAGCCATAACCAAACTTACAGCCATTGCCGAATTCGCAGTTATTGCCTATAACCGAAAAGCTTGGCATTTCGGTGCCACTTGGGATTATCCAGCCACCCTTTTCATTAACTTCAAAGTTCATTGGTTAAGATCCTCGTTATAAAACTTAATGTATTCAAGTATCGGGTTTTTACCTTTTTCTATGAAAATCTTATCGGGAAAGCTGTATCCGCGACTCTTGCAATCAAAGGCTATGTCATTATTAAACTCAATAAACACGCTGCCGGATCCGCTTACCCTTCCAGCTTTCTTAAACTTCCCTTCTGTTTCTGCACCACTAACAAACATTTCCTTGTGCATAAATCCGATAGCATCACAGGCATTTTTATACAGCGCAGTGACATTGCACAACTTTTCTGCCGGAAGCTGCATAGAACCCTTCACATATGGATCATGTGAAATTTCATCAACTTTTCGAGTCTCGTAATGACAAATAAACACAATGCCTATGCCGCGCCCCCTAAGGATGTTGCATACCTTCAGAAAGTTTACGTGTTTTTCTTTGAGCATTTTTTCGCCAGCACCAAACCCTCCGTGAACGTTTTTCATGGTTGGAGTCTTGCCTTTTGCTATAAGGTCTTGATCAGCCCAAAGAACTTCATTACACAAAATCTTTTCATTAAGCGATGTAACAGAATCAAACACGACTGTTTTAAAGTCAGATTTTGCAACCTCTCTTAGTAATTCCATCAACTGCTCTTCCCTGTCAATGATTGGCGATATACATATATCGCTTAATCCTAGGTCGCCGCACTCATTAACAAGCGTTTCCTTTCCATCTTCCAGCCTAACAATTAATGGCTTTGGAAATGTTGCACCCAGCAAAGTTTTTCCTACGGCAGGCTCGCCAACAAGCATCAATATTGGAGCAGATGGCTTTATTTCTGACAGATTTTGGCATTGTGATAATAGACTCATTTTTGCATCCTCTTGATTTCTTCGCTAATCACCTTAATGATATTAGCGTAGACCATTTTTCCTTCGCTATTGGCCTTTTCTAAAAATTCTTCACTTTTGCCAAAAAAGCACCCTGCCTCAATATAGACATAATTTCCATCATAGATAAATTTTAATTCTCTGCCAGAACCGTCAATATTATTTGCTTGCATAAAATATTTAACGGCTACCTCATTTATTTTGCAGTCATTACCAAATTCGCAACTATTGCCAAACTCACAGGCATCACCAAAATTGCAGTAACTACCAAATCCGCAGCCATCACCAAGTTCGCAGCCATCACCAAGTTCGCAGCCATTACCAAGTTCACATCTATTGCCAAATTTGCAATCATCACCAAACCTGCAGTAATCACCAAAATTGCAGTAATAACCAAGCTTGCAGCCATTACCAAGTTCGCAGGCATCACTAAGTTCGCAGGCATTGCCAAGTTCGCAGAACATGCCAAATTTGCAGTCATTACCAAATTTGCAGTACCTGCCAAATTTGCAGAGCCTGCCAAATTCGCAGGCATTACCAAGTTCGCAGTAATTGCCAAGCTTGCAGTTACCACCAAATTCGCAATCATCGCCAAATTTGCAGTAATCACCAAATTTGCAGTAATAACCAAGCTTGCATAACCTACCAAATTTGCAGGCATCACCAAATTCGCAGCAATCACCAAATTTGCAGGCATCACCAAATTCGCAGCAATCACCAAATTTGCAATTATTACCTACAGAGGAGTGATATGGTATTTTGGTATTGCTTGGCATTTCGGTGCCACTTGGGATTATCCAGCCACCTTTTTCGTTAACTTCAAAGTTCATTGCCTATTCTCCCTTGTTGGTGACATTGACATTATTTTTCCAAAAATGCCCATATTCGGCGTGTAAAACACTAAAGATTTGCCGTTTTTTGATGGCATCAACAGGACTGGCTGATTGATGCTTATAAGCAAGTCTATATACTTGATATTAAATGGAATTCCGTAAAAAAAAACAGCGCTTTCGCCGTCATAATCAAATTTTATATTTTCCAGCTTAATGGCTGGATAGTGCTTTGAATGATCTATGCATTCTTCTTTAAACATACCTATTAGTATGCGCTTATTCTCCGACAATGACTCTATTGGTTCACAATCCAATATCGGATCAACGCCTTCAAAGAAGGTTATCATTGCATCATCCTTTATTAAGACTTCATGCTCTCCATCGAAGTATGAAATCCTTTCAAACAATCTAGAATCTGTCTCGTTCGAGACAAAATTACCGTAATCCATAACTCCTCACTTGTAGTACTTTTTTGTACCGCGCTTTGTCTTTGTTACCTTAATCTTAGCCGACATCTCTAGTTCTTCCAGCGCTTTTTTAACTTCATCAGCGCCATATTTTCGATTGTCACTGTAACTCCTTATTTCGGCGCAAGACATGGCTAGAGACTTTCCTCGCTTAACAGTTTTGAGCACCACATTAACCACAGCCTCGCTCCTGTCATCGAAAGCAACAGAAGCGTTAGTGGTGGCAATTTCAACCTTATTTCGAATATCGTTTAGCACAAACGCAAACGCCCACCTAACATGCTCTGCAGTTCGATACCTAACGGACGTGTTGCTGGAAGAAGTGCATAGACTCAAAATAAAGCTAACCTTATCAATCATCTCGTAGGCTCGCCTAGATAGCGGAGTAGTGCCGTGCTTTCGAAGACCTTCACCAAGTCCATGAATGTATTCGCTAATGTCCTCCATTAATTGCGCGGCCTCTGGAGAGGTACCTACTGGTTTGCGCTTCTTTGGTGCCCTTATGCCAATTTCCTTGAATCTGGCTTCCGTCTCAACTCCGCACGTCAACGCTTTTAATGCCATCTTCATGTCTTCAGTCATTGGCGTCTTTCGGAAACCCTTCTTGAATCTAGGGTTGTCATTGAACTCCTCAGCAATAAACGCTCGACCGAAAAAACCGTCCTGAATTTTTTCGTGGTCAACCATTTTGTTAAAATTCTCTGGAGTTGATAAACCAAGCATATTTAGCGACACGCCATTGAATGAGTTGGCAGCAAGGTAGTTTTCATTGTCGTATTGATATTCTTCAAGCAAAGCCTTTAGGTATATCTCTCGCTCCTCTGTTATCTGGTCGTCGCCTTCGTAACCCTCCTCTAGGTCGGCCTTGATTTTGGCGATATGCTTGTCTCTGGCAGCTAGGAATGTCTTAAACTCTGTTTTCCGTCCACCCCAGCGTTTATCACCCTTGGTGAATCCAGCTGTGAACTGCTTAACCATTCCAGCATTGTGGCCGCCGTTCTTGTTGATTAAGTTTAGCTCCTGCCCAACTTCATCAATGACATATGAGCCGATCTGGCTATCAAAAAGGTTCCGCTGTATCTCCTGTGATGACATGGTTTCGCCTTGGTTAGCGTCGCCCATACCTGATATGTGGAACACTTCGTTAACACCTTCCAGAACCGTATCTTTACCCGTTCCAGAAGGCGCAATACAAAATGCGTAAACGTTTGTCTTGAGTGGCTCACCCGTTTCGCTATCGCAGTGACTCAGACTACCAAGAGCTCCAACAGAATAAAGCGCACCCATTACGCACAACCGCTTAGTGTTTGTGCGTCCATTAGCTTCCATCCAGTCGGCAAGCTCACCCACAAAGTCAGGAGGGTTAAGCAAATCTACCTTGCTCACATCAACAGGGAGAGTTAGGTCTTCCTCGCTATTTTTTAGCTGAGCGTTTATCTCTCTGCGTACTACGTCGATATTGGATAGTTGTCGCAAGTCATCCCAATCCCCAGATTTTGCGCCGTACTGCTCAAAGCGTGGCATCGAATAAGGGAGTTCGGTAGCAAGCGCAACCTCCAAGCCTTTATTGGTTTTTTCGTTGTCATTGTCTGCCAGTACCGATAGCTCGAAATCACCCCTCAGAGAATCTGCCACGTTTTTGACGTTATCCGCCGTAAAACAAACGATTACTGGAGTGTTTGTAGCACGCCACCCAGTAAGTCCAGTAGCGAACCCTTCGCACAGCCAAGCCTTGCAGTCCCTCTCGAGCTTGCCAATGACAAAAAACCCATAGCTTTGGGTTCCATAGATGTATTTTTTTCCTGTACCAGTTATAACTTGGATACCAACAGTGTCGCCCTTTCGGTTTTTTGCTGGAAGAAGCAGTGATCCGTCTCTATTTGATTTCACACCCTCGCAGCATGGCGGCAGCTCTAGACGCTTTTTTGTGAGGTATCCCTCTTTCCCTGTCGCTGGATCAGCCATGGCATAGGCTGTTAGTGCGTCCTGAAACTTCTTGGCTTTTTCTTCTTCCAACTCTCTTATTCTGGCTTTGGCCTTCTGCTTTGACTCCTCCATTGCCGCCCTTTGGGCTTCTGTCATTTTGGACTCGGCAACAGGACTCCAGCCTTTGGCCTTGGCCTCACCAAATAGCGCACCTTCGCCGTTATTGCGCCCATCCGAGTGATCCCATGCCTTCCTGAAGGCGTATTCCGTAAACCTCTCTGGATCGCTAGCAGACCACTCCCTAGCTATCTCCCTGCCGTCCTCACCCAGATAATGCTTAATACACAGTATGTATTTGATCCATTGGTCTTGTGAGTATTCACAACAGTTCATCCACTCCAGTGCGTTTATTGTTCTACTGTATCTATCCATCAATCAACTCCAGACATATATCGCCATTGCGACGGGCGGACAATCTTACACGCTTAGAATTGGTTGCGTACCTAGCCATTGCTAAAGCCGATTCACGTCTGTCAGTCATTGCCATAGCTGATATGACATCGCAAGTAGCAACACAACCGCATCCTAGTATTAAGTCTATGGCTTTGTAGCATCTCCTTCGTGGAGGATTGCCGGAAGATTCGAAATTCCCCACCTTGGCCTTGCCTCCCACCAACCTGATATTTTGCGGGAAGAATTGCTGATACTGATAAAGCATTCTTCCGCACTGCTCTCGACTAACCCCCTTAAGCTCAATGCAGCCTAACGGGAACCAGTCATCCACTTCTTCTTCCTGCACAATCCGCAATATCTCCGTGATCTTTGGCCACACGCGCCTGTCGTACTTCATCTTCGCACCTCTTTGATTACTGTAAAAACAGAATAGACCATATTGCTGGAAGAGTTGAAGATTTCCCAAATCTAGGCCAATATTACCCACAGGCCGCGCAGAATCAGGCCTCCCCGAATGTTCTAAAAACTATTTTCGTCTTTTCATGAATTATTTTTGGCAAAAAACAGCAAAAACACACCAAAAAAGATGATTTAGGCGACTTTCTTGGTGGCTTTACATCATACAAGTACATGGAAAATAAAACCCGAAAGCCACGGATGACGCGGCCTACAGAGTATTTAGGCTTTTTCTAGTAGTTTGGTGGCTCAAATCGAGCCTGTAAAAACCCCCCTTCAAAACTGTGGTATACTACAGGAACCTATGCCCGCATCTTATATCTCTTAGAGATATTGAGAGGGGAGAGCTATTTTTATTTTCAGGCAAATAAACATAACCACCTAACGGTGGTTTTTTTTCGCCTAAATTTTGTGATTCTGACCCCCTAACATATCTAAAAAAAAATTTCAGAGGAGGAAAGTGACACCCCAAAAAAACCACCAAGATTGATAGTTTTATTATTGCCAGTTGGAGCGCCTAGTCTCCCGTGGCTTTGAGTAAATCCAATTCATGTAAAAAACAAGGTATTAGTACATGCTATCATTTGCGATAAATTCTCAATTGACGCAAAAAACCCTTAATAAGAGGGTTTTAATAACTTTGAAGTATTGATATGAGTATTTATATTGCATATTTATCTTATGATTATTTTATATTAAAGATCATTTTCTTATTTATTAGTATTATTATGGGTTTTATCTTTGGTAGTTTATAGTACCATTGTTAGTTGTGATAAAACCAAGCATAAGAGGGTTTGTGGTTATGATCGAAGTTAGCGGTGTAAAAGCTAAGATTTGGAACACCCTGAAGCGCGGCAGAAGCATGTCGGCGGCTGAGATAAGAAACTACAGTGACAATAGAGTTTTCTCTCAAGATGTCATTAATGATGAAATAGAAAAGCTTGTCTGTTTGGGTGTTCTGGGCTACTCAAAAACGCCTAGAGGAACGAGAAAGTATTCTCGATTGGGTGGTTGTTCGGTGAAGATTGCTGAGGAGGTCAGGGAGACCTCCAAAGAGGGTTCATATCCATTTTTAATTAGGAAGGTATCAGAGGATGTAAGCAGCGCTTTGGAGTTATTAAGTGCGATTGAGGAGAACTTAGAGAGGGATGAACAATTAGCGGCAGCCTATAAAAGAATAGAGTATTTAGAGGGGGTTCTGTTTAGCTCTGGTATTGAGTTGGGTGAAGGCTATCAATTCTTCCAGCAAAAATGACGTGTTTAACCCGCCAATATTGCGATTGGCGGGTAATTCCCTCGCGAAGATCCTAGGGGGTGCTATAGTTAAATTGTCGAAGGGAATTGGCCGCTTCGGTAGACCACACCAAGGGATGGGATTGTTATGAAACAGTTGACTAAATTAGTATCAGTTAAGAAAATCATTTGCGAAACTCCTGCTAGCACATTTAATAGTGACGATGTGGAAAGTCTCGCCAAATTGATGATCGAGGCAGAAATGGTCGTATATCCGATCATTCTTGAGCAAACTGGACTAAATGAGTACAAGCTAATCAATGGCGCTATACAGTACCACGCCGCAGTGAGAGCAAAACAGATTGATCTACTAAAGGGCGAGGTTGTACAAGCGGTTGTTGTTACAGGCGAAGCTAATGAGTTGAACCTACTAAAACAGGTTGCTCTAATTCAGAACAAAGGAATATAAATATTGGCGGGGGAAACCCCGCTATCTTTTTGACCGCCGAGAAATCCGTACTATAGTTATAAGTATCAAGAGAGCAACAACACACACAAACACAAAGGAATGTAGCTATGACTAACTCAATTAAAGCGATCAACAAAAAAGCAATCATCGAAGCTGGCAAGGATGGAGGCCGATACTATTTAGACCTAGGCTCGGAGTTCAGCACCTACCTAATACACATGGCCAATGACGAATACATCCTAACCTCTCAGGAGCGCGATACTGGGGAGCACACTGGCAGCTTTTACTACGTATCAATTGACTCTCTAAAGGCTGATCTAAGAGAGTTACAGGGCGCCATTAACGAATAATTGAAGATTGGCGCCCCCTAAACTGGAAAGATCGTGGGGGTGGCCTATAGTTATAAGTATCAAGAGAGCAAGGGAGCTATCAAGATGATTACCAGCGAATACATTGCAAACCTAGAAATGGATAAGGAAGCAGAAGCGCGCAGGAAGGAGGAGCAGAAGCAACTTTTTAATGAGCGCAAGCCAGTAGACTTAAGAGATAAAAAGCCCGCTAAACCTTTCAGTTGGACTATAGTTTAAGTAGTAAGACATCTGGCATGATGTGTCTATAAACGCTGGGCGTATCTTCCAGCAAACAATATGCAAGTCAAGACATGGTTAATATGCAGGTAGCCCCGCCTGCGGCGACAAAGGGGTTTTTTTAATCAATGCTAATGAATGGAGAGCTAGGTTAATGAGTTTACATAAGGAAATACAGAAGGTAATACATGAGCACATGGCTAATAGTGGTGAGATCGACTGCATTAAGTTGTGCTCAGTGCTTGGGGGGAAGGTCAGTTTGCAGGAATGTAGGGCGGGTCTTTACACGTATCGCCAGCTATTCCCGCAGAATGTATTAGCCAAAAGCGGCGCCCATCGGCTTCGTGCCACAAAGAGAGGATTTGGCCGCAAGCGATCCGCAAGTGTTGAGGTCGCAAAGGGAAAGTTTACAGAAAGCTGTAAGTTTCAAGACCTCCGGTTTACAGAACATGACATAAATGTAATCTTTGGGGTTAACAAAGTAAACTGACCAGTGTAATTAACCAATTACATTGTATTACGTAACAAAATCTTGGGATGTGCGTCAATTTGACTATATTTTTGAATGGGCGCTCAAAAAAAAGGAGATTAGACGTGCTAGTACTTTCGAGGCTTAGAGGGCAATCCATCGTATTGGGTGGAGGTGTCTTTGTGAAGGTGGAAAAGATTGGGCATAAAAAGGCGGTGCTTAACGGCCAGCAGCTGATGCTTAATCAGGAAATTATTGTTAATGTTGGTGAGGAAATCGCTTATGTTAAGTTGCTTAATGCTGGTGGTGGTAAGGTTAGGTTAGGGATTGAGGCGCCTAGAAGCATTTCAGTGCACAGAGAGGAAATTCAAAGGAGAGTGGATCGTGAGCAAAAATTATCGTAGTTTTGGTGGGGCTGTTGACTCTTCCAGCCTAAAGGAGAACGAAAAGGAATTTAGGCAGGATATGTCTCTTATTGAGAATCCTAAGCGGCAAGCATCTATTAAGTCTATTATTTTGCAGGGTATCGCTAATTCAGGCCTGTATTCTTCCTGCGGTCAGTTCACTCACCGCAACGAACTTATGGTAGCGATAGTTAAGGATATGGTGCTAAAAGGGGATCGTGAGGATGCAACACTTCAAGATCAAAAGAACGTCGCTATGCTAATGGAGCGCATATTGCCACCCCTCAAGGCATCGGTTGATGCCGTTAAGTTGGAGGGGTACAACAAAGGCGCTACACACGCTCAAAGGGCTGAGCTTGTTATGGATGCAATTATGAACGGTGAGCTGTCTGCTGATATTGGTAAGATCATGATTGACAATATTAAGAGTGTTGCTGAGATATGTGACTTACAGGATGTGCTAGAGCGATTGGAGGCGCTGGAAAGTGATTGATCTAAGCACGGTTAGGTGTGGTGATGATTTTGTTTGCGGTGACAGGAGCGGAAGCTGGCCATCTATCGGTGTCGGTATAACCGAGAGTGAGGCTTACCGTGATTTCCTCTTGTGTAATGAAGTGAAGCCTAATATAAAGCGAAGCGGTGGGCTTTGGTTTTGTTCTGGTAAAGATGGTTCGGCTGTAGGTGTCAGTGCGCATATAGTGGATGCTTACTTTAGTTACCAAGATGCAAGATGTTAGGCAATTAAAATCCAATAAAAAGGCGTGCAAAGGCACGCTTTTTTTATGCCTGTTGCTATAGTTAAGTTATCAAACAAGCAGACAGGGATGTGGACATGATTTTCAGAGTAAAGATGGCAATAGGTCACGGCGTAGCAAAGATTGTTAGTGCAGACTACGAGATGGTTAATTATGCTTCAGTTAACAGAGTGCTTAGCCTTCCAGCGGACATTATTAGTGTTCTTGGTTTGGGTGATAAGTTGAATGCTGATGATTCTTTAATTGTCGATGCTTTCGTAGAGCTTGTTAATGGCGACTTTGAGGTGATTCATGGATAGGGTCTTTTTTGCTGCGCTAATCATGTTTCAAGCTTATTATTTGTTGCAGATGTTTCTTCCAGCTAAAGGTGATACTTATGGATGTTCAGGCGAGAGTAAGGGATGTATACGAGACGTGCGAGTTGTCACGGTGCCAACCAACCTCGTTGAATTGGTTGTCGAGCAGGAGCGGTTATGAGGTTCATTCAGTTACCTCTGCTCTTGGTGAATTGGTGAATCTTGGGTGTATATCTGTTAGCGAGACGGATATAGGGGTTAGACCTATTAGGGTTAAGTGCATATTCGAGCCGAGCAGAGAGAAAGAATATAAAGGTACTCGCAAAGCTGGCTCAATGCATACAGGCAAGGTTAGTACTCCAACAAGAAAACTCCTTGAGTTGCTATCAAAGAATCCCGATGGCGTATTCAAACAGAATTTGGTTAGAGATCTAAGTGGCGGGGACAAAAAAAAGAGAAAAGCAGTATACGCTAACATAGCTAGATGCATAAACATGGGTTATGTTGTGTCTGAGTCAGTCCCTTCGAATGAAATATCAATTGATACAAGGTATTCTTTTGATGGCAGTAGGATACCGATGGGTGCATCTCAGTTATATAGGTCTGTATTTAATGCAGCAAAAAGGTGTTGCTTGTTTGCTGAGATAAAAGAATTATTAAATGACGCTTATACACAAAAGCAGGTCAGCCGCGCTACATTAAAACTGAAGGAGTGGGGTGCTATTACTGAGAAGCTTAGGGTTTCATCAAGGGTTTCAATGCTTAAGCTAGCAAACAAGGATGTAGTTAAAGATATGTACAACGAACTGAGTCGAACCCATAAGGAGATTTATGATCACCTCTTAAGTGAGCACGGCCTAAATAATGTTTTCCTTCAGTCTCATACTAAGGTTTCTGCGGCCGTTGGGTGTTCTTACTCGGATGTGTTTAAGGCTGTCAGAAAGCTTAAATCTATTGGTGTGATTGAGCAGGTCGGAGAGTCATGCAGAGGTAAAAGGGCTAGGTTAAAAATTATTAGAGAGATTTAGTCACTAAAAGGCACACGCAGTTTTTATAGAGAGCTATAGTTAAATTATCAAACAAAGAGGAAGTGAGCATGTTTACTATTAAAAACAGAGAGCTGGATAGCGGAAAGAAAATGGCATTGTATTTCGATATGATCAATCGCTATGTGGGAGTATGCCCGAGAGAAGAAGAAAGTGATTCAGGCTTTGTTTTGTTTTTTGACCTGACTGTAAAGCCGGATGCGGAGCTTATAGAGCATGTTTTTGGCTGCTTAAAGGAGTTTGTGAATGAAATATTTGATGCCAAGGTTGTGTATTCTGGCAACTTTACTAAGTTGCATTTAAGAGAGAACACATTACCTACCATGAATCGTGTTTATCGTTATTTGGAGCAAGAACTATGATTAGATATTGCATGTCTCTGTTTGTTTTGGTTGTGCTTTTTTATTTTGTGCTAAATGTTGCAGCTTATGTTGATAAGGTGTCAAAAAGTCCAGATGGTTATGGCGATGCAATGAAAACAGAATGTCGTAAAGTAGAGTAGAATAAGCCCCTTAATTGGGGCTTTTTTTATGGTGGTTAGTGAACAGTAAAGCGTTAAGAAAAAGGGTTGCGAAGATAGAGGAGTCGATTTCTCAATCTAAAGGAGGTGGACAATCCATTGTTGTTGGAATAGTTTCTCCAGATGGCGATCTGTCGCACTGTTTGGACTCTGTAACTCTGAATGTGACGCATAAAGAGCCATCAATGTATATTCCTGCAGCTCTGGAGCCTGTATTAAAAACCAAAAAGCGGTTTATCGTCGTTATTGGTGGGCGCGGGTCGGGCAAATCAGTTGGGGTTGCTGATATATGTCTGCTTAAAGCTATGGGTGGCATGAAGACGTTTTGCTTGCGTGAATTTCAACGGTCAATCAATGATTCCGTGCACGCATTATTTGACCAAGAGATAGAAAGACTTGGTCTTGAGGGCTTTGATGTACAAAAAAGCCTTATCAAGTATGCTGGCTCCGAGCGTTTTAAATACGCTGGCTTGGCGCGCAATATTGAATCGGTAAAATCTGCGGCAGGGTTTGGGTTGTTTTGGAGTGAGGAGGCGCAGACAATCAGTGCAAACTCCTTGACTGTTCTTACGCCCACGGCTCGTAATAAGGCTAAAAACGGGCTCCCCAATCAATCTTCCAGCAACGAAGATACTGCAAACGTACAGATGATATTCACGGCAAACCCAGCATCCGAAGAGGACGCCTTTAGTCAGAGATTTATTGTGCCATTTCAGGATGCCATAGATAGGGATGGGTTTTACGAGGACGATATGCACCTCGTTGTGAAAATGAACTACAACGACAATCCTTGGTTTTGTGAGTCTGGGCTGGAGGCTGAAAGGCAATGGGATTACGAAAACAAGCCTAGAGCACTTTACAACCACATCTGGGAGGGCGGGTATAACGACAGTATCGAAAACGCCCTAATCATGCAGGAATGGTTTGATGCCTGTATTGATGCTCATATTAAGTTGGGCATTGAGCCCTCCGGCGCTCGGTTTGCGGCGCATGATCCGTCAGATATTGGTGCCGACAGCAAGGGTTATGCAGCTAGGCAGGGCATGGTTTTTTATGCAGTAGAGGAGATGACCAGTGGCGACATTAATGAGGGTGGCCACTGGGCTATGGCGTTGGCCAATGCAGCTCAGATAGATTTCTTTACATGGGATTGCGATGGCATGGGTGTAGGTCTTACTGAGCAGATAAACAAATCTATTGTGAAAGGTACGATGAAGGCTGTGCAATTCAAAGGCAGTGAGTCACCAGACAATCCAGACTCTATTTACGTGCCATGCAAGGGTTTGGAGATTGCCAACAAGCGCAAAATTAAAGACCATTTTCTAAACAAAAGAGCACAGTATTATTTTAGGTTGCGCGACTTGATACACAAAACCTATCGGGCTGTTGTACATGGAGACCCAATAGAGGAAGGTGAATACATATCATTTTGTAGTAAAATATCCTCATTAAGCAAGCTTAGGTCTGAATTGTGTAGGCTGCCAGTAAAGTATGTTGGTGGCGGAAAATTCGCTCTCTACACCAAGCAGGAGATGAAGACCAAGTTTAATGTTAAGTCGCCTAACTTGGCGGACAGCGTGATGATGTGTTTGCGAGAAGAATATTCTAAGCCGTCAATACCAGTGGTTAAGGCGCCAATATCGAGAGGAGTTTACGGTGGCTCAAAACGAAATAGATAGACTGACAGAATTGAGAGAAAAGACAGAACAAGGGTTCGAGTATAGTCGCCTGCCTAGGCAGGAAGGTGCGGACGACACTTTCTTTTATTGTGTTAACCAGTGGGACGAAGGTCTAGAACAGAACACCACTCTCGGTTATCGAGGTGTGTTTGACATGTTGCGCAAATGTGTGCGTGACATCATGAGTGAGATTCGAGCCGCCCAAATACAGATAGATTTCCAGCCCATTGATTCTTCCCGCAAAGATGGTGCAGAGTTTCTTGATGGGTATTATCGCGCAGTTGATATGGAAAATAGCTCTATTGAAGCATACACACAGTCAACTATGGAGGCTGTGATTTGCGGTGTTGGCGGATGGGAGTTGTACACGGAGTATGAAAACGTTACAGGACGCGACAATAAGCAAGTCATTCGCCGCCGCCCTATCCCCAATTTCAACAACAACGTTTTTTATGATCCAAACTCGTCGCTACAGGATCGCAGTGACGCAAGCTATGTAACTATACTGACCAGTGTAACGAAAGAGTATATTGACGAGCTGTGCGAGGAAAATGGCGTTGATCCAAATGATTGTAGCGATACGAGTGCCTATGATCCTGAGACCTCATACACGTTTGTGACTCAGTTTTACTCTTCCGGCGAAGACAAGCCGTGGCTTGGCACCACATACGAGCGGGAGCTTGAGGTGGAGCGAGAGCACAGGCTTAGGGATTTGTTTGGGGGTGAGATTGTATTGTCGGATGATGACTTTAAAGAGCAGGAAGACCAACTGATTGATGTTGGTTATGCTTACATCGGTGCTAGGGAGATTGAGCGATGGAAGGTTAAGAAGACCATTTGGACTGGCGGCACTATCATTTACGAGGATTATATTGATTGCGACAGGATTCCGGTCGTTCCAGTTTTCGGCGAGCGCTATCACGTTGAGGGGACGGAATACTGGGAGGGCATAGTTCGCATGGCGAAAGATCCTCAGCGTTTGCGCAACTATGTCATGTCTTATCTTGCTGACATTGTTAGCACCACCCACCGAAACACGCCAATCCTAGACCCAAGGCAGGTTCAAGGGCATGAGTGGATGTGGCAAGAAAACGGTGCCGATAACAACTTGCCGTACAAACTTCTGAATGGTGTAGACGAAAACGGCAACCCATTGCCAATGGGCAATCAACCAACTGTGACTCCTGACCAGCAAATACCGCAATCATTGGCAGCTGTTGAGCAGATGACCAGATTAGCCATTGAGGATGTAGCCAATCCTGCCTTGCCTGACGACATAGCCAGTAGCGATACAAGCGGGGTTGCTGTAAACGCATTGCGCTCGATGGTGGATAAACAGAGCGAGATTTATCTTAGCAATTTGAAGCACTCCAAGCGTTATGACGCGCTAGTGTTTATTGGGTTTGCTCGAAACATTTTGGATACCCCGCGACAAGTTACCATTGAGAAGCCAGATGGAACTCGTGATCGCGTAATGGTTCAGGAGGTTTTTGTGAATCCAGAAAGCGGCGATGTGGAGTACTTGAACGACCTGAGTAACGCCTACTTTGAGGTGTATACGGAAATTGGTACGTCATTCAAGTCTCAGAAGGATAAGAATATGCAAACACTTAAGGAGCTTCTGCCTATCGTCCCCGAGAAAATGCAACAGGCTATAACATTCACTATAGTGACGATGGCGGACGGCGAGGATATGGCTCCTCTAAGAGAGTACGCCAGAAAAGAGCTTATTTCTAGTGGTGTAGTGGATCCTGAAACTGAAGAGGAAAAACAAATGTTTCAGGCCATGAAACAAAATCAACAGCCTGACCCGAACATGGTGTTGGCTCAAGCTGAAATGGCTAAGGCTCAGGCTATGCAGATGCGAGAACAGCGGGAAGCCATGAAGGATCAGGCGGAGGTTATTGGTGGCCAAGAGCGTATAGCGATAGACCAATACAATGCTGAAACTAGCAGGATCAAGACACAGATTGATGCGGAGCGTTATGGGGCGGAGATAAACCTAAAACAGCAGGAGCAGAGATTTAAAGTCGTGGAATCCGCCCAGAAGAGGGCGGTTGATCGGCTAAGGGGTAGTGCTGCTTAACCTAGTTAGCTCTCTCTCAATGTGGTCTAGCAGATCTAGCCTCAGTTTGGTGTACGTAAATGCGTTACCAAATCTGGCTAGATTTAAGTAGCTATCTAAAAATATCTCAAAGCCAATCTCACTCGCAGTAAGGTCGTCTTGATTTTGAATATCTAGCTTTCCGCTTTCTACTGTCACCATGTGGTTGCACACTAGAGACTCGACATCGTTAAGCGATATCTGTCCTTCTTTAACTAGCTTTGAAAGCTCCTTGTCAAACTGCTCAATATCGAAAGGTATTGGGTAGCACTCGCTTTCAAGGCAGGTGTGAGGCCAGTTATTCATTACGTTAAATATGTTTGCGGTAATTCCTGTTCTTTGGTCGTCGGTCAAGTCACTATAATTTAATTCCAGAAATCTAGAAAAGCTATAACATATTCCTTGCTTTAGGGTTTTTTGTAAGTTTTCCTTTTGCTTCAGGTTTTTTATTGCTTCCAGCGCTATCATTATTCGTACTCCTTGATTGATTTTAAGCATCCGTTATAGGCTTCTTCTGGCTTGGCGGTTTTCGCTATCAACCCCTCCTGCTCAAAAAAGTTTAAGTGTCGAATCTTTATCTCTTTCCATGCTTCGATAAGCTTGCACCTTGAGTCAAATTCTCCTGCGTATCGTTGCTTGGTTTTGTATGGCTCTCGGTAATAAAGTCGAAGTCCTGTTCCGTAATCGTGCCCCTGCATTGGTGGCGCGTGAGTGAAATCTGCAAATCGAACCATCACTCTCGGCATTAATAGGCACTTTTCGGGATGGTAAAGTGTGTTCCCTCCTTCCAGCCAAAACCTGTCAATAAACATGCCGTTGTTTATGCGATCAAGATTGCCGTTAGATTTTGCCCACTCCATAAATGCAGACACCTTATGCCACTCCTTGGATAGATCGTGGCCATCTTGTTTGCATCTCGCAACAATGTTGCGCCATCTATTTGACAGTTTTCTCTCTATTGTTCCGGCTTTGGTTTTTATATCGAACTCAACTTTCATAACGCTTCTCCTTTTTTTGTGTATGCCTTTAGGATAGACGGCATTGTTGACCGTGCAAGTTTTTATTTCTGATGTTTTGCTAGCTTAATTTGAGGGTGGATTAGATGTTGCCCTTTCATATTAAACCTTATTGACTTTTATATTATATTATATACAATATAATATAAATCAAAAACAAAGAGGGTTTAATATGAAAGAAAACCAATTAATGAGTATAACTGTTGGCGCTCACAATATAGAGGCGTACCACAAAACTGGGGAGGTCGTTCTGTCTGATATTTGGAGGGCTGGAAACGCATACAGAGGTGTTATAGGAAAGCCGCAAGCTAATGTAACTTTATTTATGAACCGAGAGCTAACAAAGGAATTTGTAAAGATTTGCGAGAGCAGGAATGGAGGAAAGCCAATCATTAGAAAGGAGGGTAGGGGAAAAAGATCAAAGACATTTGTTAGTCTTCACTTTGCTATATATGCGGCTGAGTTCTTATCAATCGAGTTTCACTATGAGGTAATTGACACATTTATCAACTCAAAAATCCTAGAGTGGCGCGACGAGTCTGGCAATGAATTTATAGCTCTGAATCAAAATATTGATAGCAGCCTAGTAGATAGAGACGGCAAAAATAACAGAGGTATATTTATTCAAGTTGCAAAGATGTTAAAGGCTCATGTTAGGCCTGACGGAGATAGCTGGAATACAGCAAGTGCTGATCAATTAAGGTTAAGGACTGAGATCGAGGGGAAAATTTCTGACGCACTCAAATTTGGATTCATAAAAACGTGGCCAGAGCTCAAAGATTTTTTAGGAAAAAATTTCTTACCCAAGGAGGATTAAAGTGATCACTTTATTACTAGCAGTTAACTTCTTTACCATAGCTTATGCATTCTCCAAATCATTGGAAGCGCAGGGCGCCAACGCTCGCCTATCTCGAGCGCTGGGCGAGTCTGGGAAGGTTGATTGGAATTAAAGGCTTGCCGATCCATTGCGGACTAGGTAGCCCTGAACCCTAACGGTTTGGAGCTGGTTGTTTCCGCCTGTCCCTCTTAGCTCAAAATCCACCCCTTCTGGCAGTGCTAGAGGGGGGTTGAATTTCTCGTCAATCCTATTCCCTGTGACAGGCAGTGGGTTTCGGTTAGTCCAATAATCCTCACCCCTCAGTTTAAGCCTGCCGAAAAGAAAGCCCTCCTGTCCTGTGCCGGATGAAATCACCTCGGTTAGTATTAGGCTGTGTCCCGCTGGGACTGTGTAAAAACCATTGTGAGCCACATGGTCAGACGCCCTAGATCCTGTCTCGGAGGGAACAGTCCCGACCGGAATTAGTCCATGCACATCTGCGTCAACGTTTGGTACGCCGCCAGTTTGATTTGATGTTCTGGAGACGTAAACGTTACCAATAAGGAAATCCCCGCCAGACACGGCAATATCATTCACCCGAATAAGTTCAACGGAGCCTGA